AAAAATTAGTCATACTCCAACTTATATTCTTTAAGTAGAAAGTCCAACTCATCTTCAACCTTCATATTACTTTCGTTTACCTATATTATACTTTGGTATTAATTCCCATTCCTCTTTCTCTTTATATGGTATCACCTTTATTTGAGATATAGGTGCCTCAGGAAAAACATCAGCTCTAACAACTTCTACTAATCCCCACTCTTCTAATAACGAAACTATCTTATTCCGTCTACTTCTATCATTATCTGTAAAATCTGAAGATTTACCATCTAATAAAAATAATTCCTTAAAATGAACTATATAATACTTATCCTTTTTATGTAGAATATGACATGACTGAAATAATTTCTTTTCTCGTTTGGACGATACCCCAATCCGTGTCAATGTTTCTATTACTCTTAAAAAATCATCATCCTCTATCAAACTAACTTCAACTAAACTATCTACTACACTCATCATGTCCCTTTACTCCCAATTCAATCACCCTTATACATAATATCCTTAATATAATTAATTTGAGATTCAGTCAAAATTCCAATAATATCCTCGGTTTTCTTATCACTATAATTATAATACATTTTAACTAACTCAAAATCCTTGTGTTGTGTTTTTTTCGGCCAAGAAGAAAATCGTTTCTTTGGTCGTATTATATTTAGTAAATAATCGTATTGCATTTTATTATCTAAATGAGATAATTTATTCATTTCATTAGCATATAATATAGTATCCTTATACATAGAAAATATTTTATTTACCATATAAGGGCTATAATTACTTTGCCATAACTCATCATCAGAATCTAATAAATTAGTTTTAGTATACGATATAGAATTAGCATAACCTTTAAATAAATCATACTTTTTATGTTCATCTGACATAAATCACTTCCAATCACAATTACACATCAGTTCCGTCAAACAAGCAACTAAATTAATCTCTTGATTAACCACAAATGACGATTTATACTGATATTCTCCCAATATAATTACCGAATCTGGGATTGACTGACTCTCAACATAATTGTATAATTCATCATATATCATTTTAAAAACTTGATTGCAATCAACAGAAGAATTATCAACAACCCATTTCCGCATTTCAGTAAATTTCTTATTTTTTAACGAAACACAAAGATCACTAATATCACACGTTTCTGATATTATATCAACACCAATCTTCCCATCATTAGAATATGACTGCAATTCATTTAACGTCCGTCTCCAATCGGGAAAATGCCTCATAAGTATATCCCTTACTGCAGCAGGCTCATACTCAACACCCTCTTTTATCAAAATTTCACATACTCTATTGTAAAATCTTTTTGCAATTTTAGGTTTTTCCTTATTACCAATTTTAAATTCAACAACAGTACATCTACTATGCAAAGGATCTATTATCTTGTTTTTAAAATTACATGTGAAAATAAACCGACAATTATCTGAAAATTCCTCAATAAATCCACGCAACGCTGGTTGTGCGGCCCATGATAAATAATCAGCCTCATCAATAATAATTACTTTAAACCTACCATCCAACGACACAGAAGATGCATATTGTCGTAATGTGGTTCTTATACCATCAATACCATTATCTTCCGTTCCATTTATAAAAAGATAGTCATAATCTAACTCTTCACATAGTGCTTTAGCAACTGTGGTTTTTCCTACACCAGGACCACCAGATAATAATAAATTCGGCATAACTTTAGAAGAAATTATATCAGTAAATATCTTCTTAATATCTGGCGATAATACACAACTTTCTATTGTCTTAGGTCTATATTTCTCAACCCACAAAAAATTATCATTCATAATATACTCCAACCATATTAAACTTTATTATAATACGAATCACTCTCTATAGCTACCCAATATTGTAATAATTCATTCTCATTTTTAAAAGTAGACAATCCACTCCCCTTTTCACTTATACTCGACACACTAATTTTATAAGTACCATCGTATAATTTAAAATTGTCAGATTTAAAATATATTTTAAAATCATCAGTAGATTCCCCAACTGGTTCTCTAGACACATCACTCATACTATTCTTTTTATCTAATGCGACAAAATAAATAATACCACCATCCGTCATTAATGCATAATCTGGTAAAGAATTAATAGTTGATACCTTTTTAATACGACCCAAACTCGCTTCAGTTAAATTTACTGAAAAAAGAACTTCTGGGAATTCCTTACTCTCATCTGTATTATATACAGAACCTTCTAATTTAAATGTTTTTTTAGGATAAACTATAACCTTCTCATCTGTAGTTCTAAACTCATACCGTCTATCTTCAGAAAACATCATAATATGATCATCATGAAATTCCAATTCTGGATACATCTGAAGATTAGATAAAAATCTCGGTAAATCATATATTCCTATCTTATTTGGAAAATCTTCTTCTACATCAGAAGATACTATTATATTACGCATAATAGACATAGAAGTGATTCTATGTCCTTTATTCAACAAAATTGATGGATTAATTGTTGAGAAATTTCTCAATATTTGTTGCGTTTTTTCACTAATTTTCATTTATGTCTCCTGTTCATCTTTTCACTTAATCAATACAAGTATAACACATAATTACTTATTTGTCAACATTTTTCTTAATAAAACTAAAATTCCTCTTTTTTTCAAAAGTTATTGTTTTTGCAAACTTATCATATAAAATATCTCCTTTATGAGAAATAATAAATACATTTCTATCAACAAAGCTACTTATTAACTTCAAAAAATCATCAGTACCATTTGTATCTAAACTTGAATCAAAAACCTCATCTAATATTAACAAATTAGTATTAACACTATTCTTCATCTTTGCAATATCTCTCCATGTAAACAAAAGGGCCAAATCTATACGCATTCGTTCACCCTCAGAAAACGAACTATACGTAAATTTATTACGATTCATAGACTCGATAGTTTCAGAAAACTTAGCATCTAACTTAAAATTTACATAAAAATTCATCTTATGTAAATAAACATTAATAAGACTATTAATTTTAGGTAAATAATATTTTATAATTGATATTTTAACACCGTCATCATTCAATATTTTAGAAACTAAAGAATAATAATATTTATCATTACTTAACTCTTTTTTTCGTTCTACAAAATCATCATACTCATATTCATAAGATTCAAGTTCATCGATCAAGTTAGAAGTTAAAACTACATCTGATAATATACTTTTATTATCATTATCTAAATCCTCAATAGAATCTAATAAAGATTTATTCTTCACTCTATATTCTAAACAAGTGTGTTCTAACTCTGAACATTCCAACCGTATATCATTAAGATTATCAATCTTCTCTTCTACACGTAATATCTCACCAGATACCTCGATTAACGATGTAGATATATTATCAATTTTATTCACATTCTCTGATATTATAACTTTTTTATATACATCACTTATAACTTGTTTACAAGATGGACACTCACTCTTATCAGAAAACCATTCTATTACCTTAGTAAAAATATCCATTGATGCATCCATCTTATATTTTACTTTGCTAACACCCTTTAACCTTTTCCTAAATTTATCTATTTTTGAAAAAGAATTCATTAAATCCAATATATTCTTATCCAATATATCTATTTCAAATGAATTCTTTTTCAATAATTGTTGTTTTTTAGAAATCTTCTCTTTATTCTTATTAACAATAGTAATAGTATTCTTATCTTTATCACTTATATATTTCTTATGCACAGATATTTTATGTTCTAATATGTCGAGTTTACTTGATACTTCCATCAAGTCATTCTTACATAATATCTCCTTATTCTTTATAATATCATTCATATAAGAAAATATCTTAATGTCTAATATATCTTCTATTATATCACGTCTATCAGAAGTATTTAATTGCATAAATGGTATAAATGTGGCAGAACCTAATAATACCGTCTGTGTAAATGACTTGTAATTTAGCTTTAATATAGCATCTTCTAAATATTTTTGCGAATCTTTAACTCTAGAATCCTGATCTAATAACCTATCATTAACATATATGTTAAATATACTAGGTTTAATTGACCGAATCACTTTATATTCATTATCACCAATACTGAATTCTATCTCAACCACACAGTCTGTACCATTAATAGAATTAACTATCTGCGGTTTATTAATCTTCCTAAATGACTTTCCAAACAATACAAAAGTTAGCGCATCTAATATAGTAGATTTACCAGCACCATTTTCACCAACAATTAATGTGCTACTATCCTCATTTAAAACTATCTCAATAAATCTATCACCAGTAGCTAAAAAATTCTTCCAACGTATTCTCTCAAATATAATCATATTTCCCGTAACACATCCATATAAACATCATTAATAATATTTTTCAATTTGTCCTTGTCCACATCAACTATAGTTCTATCTATATATGTAGATACCAACGACATAGTATCATCATCAATAGACACGTTATCATCAATCCCAACACCATCTATCATAGTTTCATCAATAATATTAATGTCAATCACATCATTTTTATACAACGTATCAACAAATAAATCAAATTTATATATATCAGTCTTTTTATTAACAATTATCTTAATAAACTTACCATTATAATAAGAAAAATCAAAATCATCTACAATATCTTCATCATAAAATATCTTCTCAAATATAGTGTATGTATTCTTAATAAATTCCAATTCTAACGTATCAGTATCAAATATATGAAAACCACGATCATCTTTATAATCAGACCAAGTTAATTCATATGGATTGCCTAAATATGTTATATTATCTTCAATTGACTTATGATGAAAATGTCCAGAATATACTCTCTCAAATCTACTAAATATTGACTTTTTAATACCATCAAAACAACGAACACCACTATTCATTAAAAACCCAGATATTTCTAAATGACCAAATACTAATTTAGAAGTAGTATCATTTAAATGTGATATAGACTCATCATAATTATCTGTATTAATCCATGGACATAAACAAATATCCAAACCACCAAAATTAACGGTATCAATTGACGAATATATTTTAGGTGATAATGGATTATCTACATCAATCAAAGAC